GATGTGCTGACCGGAAGTGATGACGGTCGCCACAGCAACACGTCTCTGGCGTGGGGGGCTGGCGTGCAGTTTAACCCGACCGAATCCGTGGCCATTGATATTGCTTATGAAGGCTCCGGCAGTGGTGACTGGCGCACTGACGGTTTCATCGTGGGTGTCGGTTATAAATTCTGATTAGCCAGGTAACACAGTGTTATGACAGCCCGCCGGTTCAGGCGGGCTTTTTTGTGGAGTGGATATGGCAGCAGTAAAAATCTCAGGTGTGCTGAAAGATGGTGCGGGAAAACCAATACAGAACTGCACTATTCAACTGAAGGCAAAGCGTAACAGCACCACGGTACTGGTGAACACGGTGGCCTCTGAAAATCCTGATGAAGCCGGGCGTTACAGCATGGATGTTGAGTATGGCCAGTACAGCGTCACCCTGCTGGTTGAAGGTTTTCCGCCTTCACATGCCGGGACCATTACCGTCTATGAAGGCTCCAGACCAGGTACGCTGAATGATTTTCTCGGTGCCATGACGGAAGATGATGTCATGCCGGAGGCATTGCGTCGTTTTGAGGAAATGGTGGAAGAAGCGGCACGCAACGCTGAAGCCGCCTCTCAGAGCGCAGCGGCGGCAAAGAAATCCGAAACTGCAGCGGCATCATCGAAGAACGCGGCGAAAACCTCAGAAACGAATGCAGCTAATAGTGCACAGGCGGCAGCGACCTCAAAGACTGCATCGGCAAACTCCGCGACAGCAGCCAAAAAATCAGAAACCAACGCGAAAAATAGCGAGACAGCCGCAAAGACGAGCGAAACCAACGCAAAGTCCAGCCAGACGGCAGCGAAAACCAGCGAAACGAATGCCAAAGCCAGTGAAACTGCGGCAAAAAACAGCCAGGTTGCAGCAGACCAAAGCGAGAGCGCGGCAGCCGGTTCTGCGACTTCAGCAGCTGGATCAGCAACTGCTGCGGCTAACAGCCAGAAAGCTGCGAAGACGAGTGAAACTAACGCAAAGTCCAGCCAGACGGCAGCGAAGACCAGCGAAACGAATGCCAAAGCCAGCGAAACTGCGGCGAAAAACAGTCAGGATGCAGCAGCCCAAAGCGAGAGTGCTGCAGCTGGTTCTGCAAGCGCGGCGGCTGCTTCTGCCACTGCATCAGCCAACAGTCAAAAAGCTGCAAAAACCAGTGAAACCAACGCAAAGGCGAGCGAGACTGCGGCGGCTAACTCGGCGAAAGCATCCGCTGCAAGCCAGACGGCTGCAAAAGCAAGTGAAGACGCAGCCAGAGAGTATGCAAGCCAGGCTGCGGAGCCGTATAAACAAGTATTGCAGCCGCTTCCCGATGTGTGGATACCGTTTAACGATTCACTGGATATGATTACGGGCTTTTCGCCGTCATATAAAAAGATTGTTATTGGTGATGATGAAATAACGATGCCTGGCGATAAGGTTGTAAAGTTTAAACGCGCATCAAAAGCAACTTACATTAATAAATCTGGTGTGCTGACAGAGGCTGCCATTGACGAGCCACGGTTTGAACGTGATGGCCTGCTTATTGAGGGGCAAAGAACAAACTACATGCTCAATTCGGAAAACCCTGCCAGTTGGGGGCGATCGTCAAATATGGATGTGCCCGAAACAGGGACGGATAGTTTTGGTTTTACCTATGGAAAGTTTGTCTGCAACGATTCTCTGATTGGGCAAACCTCAGCCATTAATATGGCATCAATTGCTGCAACAAAGTCAGTTGATGTCTCAGGCGATAATAAACACGTGACAACCTCATGTCGTTTTAAAACAGAACTGCAGGTAAGGTTGCGTATCCGGTTTGATAAATATGACGGTAGCGCAACAACTTTTCTTGGTGATGCGTATATTGATACACAAACGCTTGAAATTAATATGACAGGCGGTGCTGCCTCAAGGATTACTGCGAGAGTCAGAAAGGACGAAGCTACCGGATGGATTTTTGCAGAGGCAACAATTCAGGCAATTGATGGGGAGTTAAAAATAGGTTCTCAGATACAGTATTCTCCTAAGCAGGGCGGGGCAACCGTATCTGGTGACTATATTTATCTGGCCACCCCACAAGTAGAAAATGGGCCTTGTGTATCATCTTTTATTATATCAGGAACGACGGCGGCGACCCGCGCAAGCGATATAGTTACAGTTCCCATTAAGAATAATCTTTATAATCTTCCTTTTACGGTTCTTTGTGAGGTACATAAGAACTGGTATAAAACGCCAAATGCAGCTCCGCGTGTTTTTGACACCGGCGGTCATCAAACCGGAGCGGCTATTATTCTTGGCTTCGGTCGTTCAACAGATTACGACGGATTTCCTTATTGCGATATTGGAGGAGCTAACAGACGGGTAAACGAAAACGCATCGCTTGAAAAAATGGTTATGGGGATGCGTGTAAAGTCAGATCAGTCTACGTGCTCAGTAAGTAACGGGCGTATATCCAGCGAAACAAAAACCACATGGTCCTGTATTCAGAACACCGCAATTATCCGTATTGGAGGCCAGACTACTGCCGGGTTACGTCATTTATTTGGTCATGTCAGGAATTTCAGAATATGGCACAAGGCATTGACTGATGCTCAGGTGGGGGAGTCAATCTAATGAAAGATTTAACACTCAAATTTGCAGACAGGGCCGACTTTTCGGCCTTTATGGAGAGCACTGGCTATTATGATGACGAGTCGATGCAGGATAATATTCTTATTGACGTGATAGGTAACGTGTACAAAGAAACCGGAGAACTGACTGAAGATGGCGAACCGGTATGTGTTAAGGAAGACGGATATTTTGTAAACGTGCGCATCATTAATGATGCAAAAAAATCGTCAATATTCGATAAATACGCGGTTGTTGTTGAGCATCAACTTCGTGGCTGGATGTGAGGGAGACAAATGGCTACATCGACAGTAATTCCAGGAGATATCACCACGCTAAAGGGAGATGTCAGTAAAACTAAGGAAGAGATTTCCTCAATTAACGGAAAAGTATCAACGCTTCAGACTGATATGACCAGTGCAAAGCAGGATATCAGCACCAGATACACAAAAACTGAAGTTGATAATAAGCTGAAAAACAAAGTGGAAGTGAACGATCTGGAAAGTGGTCGTTATGGCGGAGATTTTTATCCACTGACAGGTCGTGAAGCGTTTTATTTATGGAATTTGGCCACGACTACAGCGGCGGCAAACCTTTATCTTAATCCTGACCCCGCAATTTCGTCTGTACTGCGGTCAACATCATCTATCCGCTATAAACATTCAGTAGAGACAATAGATTCAGAGCACGCCGATCTCATTTTCAGGATGCGCCCTGTGTGGTACAGGTCGCAATGCGAAAATGACAGGCGTGACTGGGGATTCTATGGATTGATTGCCGAGGAAGTTGGAGAAATTGCCCCTCAGTTTGTTCACTGGCGACCAGCCAACGAAGATGATGCACCGGAAACCATTTCCAGCAATGGCCTTGTTGCCGAAGGTGTAATGTACGAACGTCTGGTTGTTCCACTGATTCACCATATCCAGAAACTGACTGAAAGAGTTGATGAACTTGAGTCAGAGTTAAAGTTGTTATCCGTTTCCCGAAGCGATATCGGATAAAGGAGGAGTAATGGATATAACACCTTTTCTTCATGCGCTTTGTGCTGTGGCTGCGCAGGTACTGATTGGCCTTTTTACCGGAAACTGGGCTTACGGTGCGATAGCCGGTTGTACGTTCTTCATTGCGCGTGAACACACCCAGGCAGAATATCGCTGGATTGAAATGTTTGGGCATGGCAAGAGGATTAACATGCCGTGGTGGGGCGGTTTTGATCCGCGCGTGTGGGATGTGGCAAGCCTGATGGATTTTGCTGTGCCGGTGGTGGCGTGTCTGCTGATCTGGATGTTGATCCGTTAAATATAAAAAGTAAAAAGCCGCAGTAACTTGTCATGATAGGATACTGCGGCTGGTTAACTTTCGATAGTGCGAGTATTGAATGATTTCCAGCCGTTACCGATTTTATATAACTGCAGTGGAATTATTCAACACACAGGCAAAACGGAATAAGCTGAGAAAAAAAGCGTGCTTACCCAATCTGGGGTAAATCACGTCTGAATGACACCTGAAAACAGGTGGTGGCCTCAAGAAGGCTTGGAATATTCTTCTTTAATGTTATGTAATTTATTGATTTTTCGTGTACGATTTTAAGACATTTATTCCAAGAAAAGTTTTTAACTCTTTGATTTTTCGACTCTGTATCATCGGTCTCGAAAACCGGAGTGGGGGCAACTCCACCGGGGGTTCAAATCCCCCTCTCTCCGCCAAAATTCAATCACTTACACATCATTAAGTCAGTGACAAAAATCACACTTGGAATTACTTGGAATATTTTCTTGGAATATTTTCAGGTAACGGGACATCAAGTGTTGGTGAAACTTTAACCTTCCTGTCATAGATTAGCACTTGCCCTTCGGTTTTGTGACCAGAGAAAAGTTGCTTATCCCGGCTGCTTCCTTCATAGTCTGAAATTCCTTTCGCCTTCAGATCATGAAAGGTGAAGTCGGTTAAAATACCTGAAATTTTTCCAGCACGATTTCTTGCTTCTACCCACATTTCGTTAAAGCCTTTGTACATATATCGGTTGCCGTATTGATTGCTGATCACATAGGCAGATTTTGGTAACTGTTTTGCTTTTTCGATCGCTGCCTGTAATCGTGGACTCCATGCTTTTATCTGTTTTTTTCCGGTTTTCCCTTGCTGGATGAATATCCCGTCGTTTCCAATCTGTTCCCATTTCAGCGATAACACATCGGAAACCCTCGCTGCACACAGATAGGCAATTTCCATTGCGATAAAAACAGGAAGAGGTGCAACGCTTAATACTGCCTGGTATTCTTTGTCGGTTACATATCGTTCGCGGTTTTTGGCCTTGAATTTACTTACACCTGCACATGGGTTAGCCTTGACGTACCCTCGCTCATACCCCCAACTGTAAACACGGGACATACTGCTTTTTTCATGGTTGGCTTGCGTTTTACTCTGCTCCCCTCTTTTGTCCATGTATCGACGGATGTGTTCTGGTTTTATGGAATCCGCTGGTACCTTACCGAATACGGCAAGCAACTTTTTTTGATGTTGCAGATAATCTTTTTGTGTTCTTGGACTAAGGTCACTGTAATAGGCGCTGGCGAGGAATTTTTCCCACAAGCGACCGAATGTCATTGCACGATCGCGATTATTTACAGTTTCCTCATACTTTTTCCATAAAGCAGCTAAACCATCCTTGATGGCGGTTAGTGTGACAGATTCTCTGGATGTTGGTTTCCATACATAACTATATTTATTTGGGTATACATTTGGAGGTAATTTTTCGTGTTCAGGATTTTTCCTTCGTCTTCCCATCAGATCGCACCAAAATTCGGCTCTACCTCGCGTGGTGGTAAAGTTTTATTGCAGGTAAATAGATCCCGGCTGACAATCGGTTTGCCACTACGATTGGTATAGAACGGAAGCCCGTTTTCCATTAACCATTTTCGCTGGTGGCTTGCATATTTGCAGCCCGTTAATATTAGCAATTCATCTTCGGTTAAAAATAAGCTGCTCATAGCTATATCTCATAACCGCCGCTAACTATATACGGTTAGCGGCAATTAGGGTTGAACATTAAAAATCAGCCTGACTCGGGATCAGTTTTTGCCAGATAGCTGAAACGTATTTTGCCTGGTAACGAGCGTCATCAAGTGCATTATGGCGCTCACCTTCGAATGGGATAGCAGTTCTGGCATCGAAGTCTATGGCTTTCCCCAGCTCAACGATTGTGCGTACATCGCGATCGTTGCAGTAGCGCCACGGGCAGGGGATACCCTGTCGTTCGTATGAACGGCGTAAAATCACGTTGTCGAAGTTGGCCCCATTACCCCAGACCTGAACAAAAAATTCACCGGAGTTTTCGTCGATAAATTCCCGCAATTGCAGTAGTGCATCATCTAACGGGATTTCATCGGTCATAATGGCAGACTGCGCCTCACGTGATTGCTTCAGCCACCATTTAATGACGTCACGATCAATGACTCCGCCAGCAGTATCCAGATCGATGGTCTTGCTAAATTCCGGTCCCATATCTCCGGTTTGTGGATCGAAAAATATTGCGCCTATTGAGATAATCGGGGCATCGGGATTTTTTCCCATGGTTTCAAGGTCGATCATCAGATGAATCCCCGCTCTGCTGGTGGATGTGAGCTTATGATGACCATTCACCTTAATTAAGGGATCTGTCGCCTCGCCAGTTTTATTATCGCTGGCGTGATGCTGATTGCCGCCAGGGTTCTCCTTGTGTGGATGTTCAGCGCCTTCCATTTCCTCCGGATCATTTTCCTGAACTTCAACCTGATTCTCTTCATCGAATGTTTCCTGGTATGTTGCGTCGCCCATCACCGCGCCACAATCAGGGCAGTTGCCGCCACCGCTCTGACCGCAGGCGGTGCAGACTTTTTCCGGTTCCTGTTGCGCTACTGGTTCGGATTGTTTCGTTTCTGGCTCGTTTTGTAACGCATTTGGGCTGTTTTGTTCCGCTTTTTGGTCGTTCCGTTCCGATTCATGCTGGTTCTGGTTCACAGAATCGCGAGTCTGGATCCCCTTGACCCATTTCGGATCATTAGGGTCGCTAATCCCCCTCAACAAATTCATCACGCGATAAAGCAAGTAACTTATCGGCGTCAGGCTGGCTGATATTGGCTGCCTGCATAATTTTGTTTACTTCGTCAGCGGTGACTTTTACTTGGTTAGCGGAACTCACCTGCGACTGAGCGTTCTGGCAATGTTCAGTTGTAGCCGGTTCCATTGTTTCAGTTGTTGCCTGTTCACCTGCCATTGCGTCAGATGGTTGTGGTTTTTCTTCTTCTGTTTCACGTTCAGTAACCACCTCGCGGTTAATTTCTTCCAGGATATCTTTTTCCGGCGTATGCCGGGCAGCTGTGAGAGTTTCCTTGCTGGGGTTCTCGTGATCAGTTTCCGTCAAATAGGCGTTGATATACCCCTGAAGGCGTCCCGGGTAGTGATAAAATTCAGGGTGTGCGCTTCGGATAAGTGCAAAAATAGCGGCGCGGGAATAGTCCAGAATACCCGGGGTTGCACGAAGTGCTGCGGACCATTCTTTGAACGGACTTTCTTTTTTCAGGACTACTTCTTTTGCGCGACGATAAACGCTGCCCGGAATTTCATAAATATTAAAATCCATCGGAAGTGTGGCTGCTGCAATCTCCACATCCAGTGTGTCTAGGGTGTGTACTAAATTCGGATTGCGATCGGTTTTGTTCCCACCGCCAGCATTAGCACCGGAAGCCGTGCGGATGATGCGTGAAACACGATTTCCTTTCATCCACTCTTTTGTCAGCAGCCCCCGATCAGTGTAGTCAGCGTCCAGGTATGCTTCGAAAAAAGCAGTTATTAGTCCCAGGTCTGAATTACCAGGATTAGGGAAAACTTTGTCAGTGTCACGAACCAGTTTGTGGAGGTCGCGAATCTCCAGCGAGTCGAGCAGACTGGTTTTATGCGAAATAGCCAGGGCAGTAACAGCCGGTAGTTCTTCAGCCCGTGCAATGTGTAATGCCTGGAGTTCGTCGCGTGAAACGTGCGTTACTGGTTTTTCGCTGCCGTGTTGAGCAAGCCAACGAATGGGCAGTTCCTGACCGGAGACAGGCAGAAGCATGCTCTCCTCAATCTCAGTCATGTCTTCGCCGTTGATGTTGGTATTGTCAGTGCTGGCTGGTTTGTCCTGAACAGAGGGGGAAGGGCCGATAAATGTCATTGTGATGCCATCTTTCCCGCCTTTTTCATAGCGGTTGCAGAATTCAGTATCAAACACGCCTTCTGGCGGAAGGTCGTCAACAACGGGCAAATTGACGCGGACGGGTTTTTTAAAGTCGTCTTCATCATAATCGTTGTCATCCATTGCGGTAATGCAGCGGGAGATTGCAACAGATAATTTTTTTGCTGTAGTCCAGTAAAAAACCACCTTTAATTCCCAGGCGTTTCTTACTTTGTCATTTTTGCTTCGCAATATAGTGCAAATTCTTCTTTATCAGTGCTCATTATTGATAAACCTCATCACAGATTTAAGGGTGAACAAATCTCTGCCATTGCTGACATATAAGAATGAAACTGGATATTTATTACGGTGCTGTTTTAAAATCCTGCCGGGATTTCGTTATCCTGGTGAATAACTTTATCGACCTGATAACAGTTGCCTGGAATTTTCTGTTCGGTTGCTGCGGCCATACATTCCTGCATTGTTCTGTGAACACTGACTGCAATATCAACTGGCTCTCCGGAAACAAGAAAAACCGTCAGAATAAGTGCAAATACTGGATTCATTGCCAGCATCCTTTTTGTATCGGACGTAAACGGGCCAGCATTGAAAGAATGCATATTTTATTTAATAACTCCCGTTCGTGTTTTCTCTTGTTAATGGCATCTTCAGTAAATACAGGGTTACTGATAGTGACGCCAATTTCAAAACAGCCTTCAGACGTATTAACGTTTGGTAATAACGTTTCCATTATCGCGTCCTCAACAATGAATTTTGTGATGCGGTGCCTGGTGCCTCCAGGTGACGTTAACCAGTTAACAATTAACGCCGGATACAGAGAATCCACCCATAACACTGTTTTTGGTTTTAACTGTTCCGCGTGCGCTTAGCCGCATTCACCGCATCACAAAATTCACTTTAAAAAGGGCGGCAGAGCAGTCACGGAGTAAAACTGATACCGCCAAACGTCACCAGAAAATTGATAACAGAGGGCGTTGCAGCGGGGTTGTCACTTAAGCGTATGGTCAACCTGACAACCCGGTGTCCTCAACGGGAAGGAATAACCCCGCCATACTTACCGTCGCGCCATTTCGCGGAGTGCCACAACCGAGAGCGCACGGTCGACGAAAATTTAACGACAGACCATTTATGAGCTAACAGCCTCGCCGTGCGCTTTCGTGTTGTGTGCCTGCTTTTAACCACATCAGGCGAGGTGGTTCCTGTTATTCCCCAACAACAAGAAATTTGTATAATCCGGATATCCCCAACAACGAGAAGAGTAAGTAACGTGATAGTTGAGTTCTCAGCAGCAATGTCGGCAATCAAAGAAACTGCGGTAATGGCAAAGGGTATTCTGAATGCCAAAACTCAAACTGAGATAAATTCCGCTGTCAGCGATATGCTTTCAAAACTTACGTCTGTTCAGTTTGAATGCGTATCGCTCATTGAGATGGTGCGCTCTTATCAGGAAGAAGCCGCATCTCTCAAAGCAAAAATTGCAGAGATAGAAGACTTTCAGCAACAGGCGGAAGGTTACAAACTTAACAAGCTTGATTCTGGAACTCTTGTGTATTCCAAGAAGCAATTTATAGGCGATACCGAGATAACAGTGCATCTTTGCCCACAATGTTTTGGAAAAAAGGTAATATCTGTACTGCAGCCAATGGAAATAATGCGCCTTGATGCTCATTTTCGTACTTTTTGCCCCGCTTGCAATAATAAGTTCTGGATGAACTCAAGATAATTAACCGTTTAAATAAGTTGGGACTATCCAGATTTTTAAAGAACGTGCCGGATGCTCACCCGTGTCCGGCGCACGCACTCCACCTTACCCGTGGAGAACTCCTTAATTACCAACCTTAGCTTCGTTGGTTAGCTATTAACGCGGGTATGTAATCATTCTGGCAATGCTTAATGCCGCTGCTTTTTCCAGCCTGGTGATATCCTGCTCCAGAGCGGACAGATTTTCAGCCTGCTTAGCCCTGGCTTCATTGGCCCATTTCAGATCCTGCGCTGCATTAATTTTCTGGCGCATCCACTCATAAAGTTCATCATCGGTATAGTCTGGCGCGATGATGACGGGTTCTCGTTTCTGCATACTGATTCCTCGCGGTGCTGCTTCGCTTATCAGCCGTTAGATTTTGCCGAGCTGGAAAGCGCCTGTTTAAACTCACTGAAGCTGAGGGCTTCTTCGCCTTCGGCAAGGCCTTCGAAGTATTCTTCGTAAGCCTTTTTCATGATTGTGTCGAAATCCATATCACTCACCGAGTTTCTTTCCAGCCAGCGACGGGCACCATTTTCGGTTTTAAACGTTTTGCTTTTGGTATACGTCATCGCGGTGAACGTGCCGTCCTGGTTGGGAAACACGCCGTACACCAGAGATTCGTTGTTGCCAAGATCGATAGTATCCATGTTGACCTCATTTCCCCTTAACGCCGGGGTAGCGGAACAAAAACCTGCTGCATAGTTATTAAAGTTGAACCCTGCCGTCATGTTCTTACGCCTCAGGCTGGCTACTTAACCCCTGACCACTGCCTGGTAACTCGAAGTATTGCCCTGCATTCTGTGGGGTGGGGAGAGGGAATGAATGAAGTTTAGAAAAATGAACTTTTCAGGTCAATGATTTTTTTATCAAAACATTTTAAGCAGGCAGCTGTTAAGCCATCACCACGATGGCATACAGTTAATCAAATAGATGAGGTCGGTTAAATATCTTGTTGAATTTTAAAGCATACGCCCAATATGCAAGATAGATCATCCAGCATAATTGAAGGGTAGCGAGGATTCGTGGGGACTAAAAGAATATCCGGCCCTTCTATCTCCAGTTTACGAATGACAGGTGTTGTGGTCCCTTTGGGTAAGGCAAGGACAATATTTCCTGGTTGTACGGTTCGATCGGGATCAACAAAAACTGTTGAACCATTTGGGATGGAAACTCCCCCACCAGATGTTGAC